GTGAAACAGTTCCAGGACAGCGTGAAAAGTTACACAGAGGCTTTCTTCAGCAAAGCAAAGAAAGACTAGAACAATAATGTTCAACGCGGGCAATTTCCAGGAATATGACTATGAATCCGAATGGATGGAATGTTCCTGGAAAATTGCCTATGGACAAACCCATTTAGTAACCTTATACAGTTACAAAAATTTAGACAATAAGGTCCAAAATAGTCTGTAATTTTCCTTTTATACTTTTATTGTTAAGAGTATTTCTTAGGCCAGCGTGTAAATTTTTTGGCCAACATTCGAAAGCACACCAGGCATACGAAGAATGCTCGTGATTTAATCGAGGCAGGAATTCATCCTGTACGGCTATTACATATGTATTGAAAAAAAATTTTTGATCATTTGATGTAAAAAGTTCTAGTGGAATAACTTTCTTAAAGGTAGGAGTAGAACCTAGTTCCTCTTTAACTTCTCTTTTTAATCCTTCAAATGGACTTTCTTGAAAACGTGCTTTACCTCCTGCCAATCCCCATAGACCTTTTGTTTTTCCATCAGTTCTCTGAAGAAACAAAAACCGTTTGGTGTTTACAGCATAGAACAATGCACCCGAACAAATTATATTTTTTTCCATTTATTGATTATAACACAAGAGTCCACTTGCCCGCAACATAGATTCCTTCATAACTTTTAACCCATGCACCATTAGTGAATTTGTATTGTATACCGGTGTTTGAATTTGTGACATATGCCACTGTGGAATCCGGATCAGAAGCGTCCCATACCACTCCCCATTTACCAGTGGAACTATTATATTCTATGATGTCATTTACACTGGCTCTAAGATTTCCCCAAGCGGAGGCATCAAACGTGTTTGTAGAATCACCTACATCGTTGACAACAAGATATCTAGTTCCGTTTGTTGGTGTGCCAGGATCGAAAGTTAATGGATTTATAATTTTACTAACATTTGTAAGAGTGTTTGCAGGCACGGTATCTGCGTCTATGCTGAAAACCAAAATAGATTCATCCAACGGTGAAGGAGCAATCGTACCCACAACTTCGTTGCCATTTTCCTGCACTAATTTTATCTGCGAAATTCCATTTGTAATTTTACCATATTGGTTCAATAATGTGTTCCAATTTATAGGTGGACCAAATGTTGTGAAAGGATCTAGATCTGTTGCTGATGCACCTGTGTAGTATCCGTCACCGCCCGAGCCAACATTTATTCCTGTTGTGCCAAACAATCGTAATTGGTTTCCTGATAAAAATAAATTGAAATTGCCTGGTGTGATATAACTTCGCGAAAGCAAAGAACCATCTATCAATCCTTTTGATATTCCGCCGTCGTCGTCGTAAACGCTCATTATAATTTTTTCGATTACACCAAGTTTAGAAACTTTTACTGGCGGTGATAGCCATATTGGCATAGAAAATGTCATTGATGCCACATCAATTTCGGTCTCTGTTCCAATTGGAATTGTCCTTGATGAAAATGTTACATTTTGTAATTCTATATAACTTAAACTGGTCCAGTCGATGTAGTTGTCTGACTTCTGTATTTCAAAGTCGGGATTGAATAGATAAAGAATCTGCTCCATTATCTGTAATTTCATATCTGTATTTGTGGTAAAAATATCTGCTTGAACATTTAAACGGAACGGTGATGGCATGACCTTTTCGATGGTATATCCCGCACCCAAATTTTCATTGTAGGTGCCATCGGCATTTCTGTCTCTCTGCTTAAGATGTTGTTTTTCGATGTGATATGGATTCTGCATACGTTCTCTGTCGTATTCTAATCCTATGATATATGCCGCAATCTTAGGGGCATAGACAAGAGAATTTTCTGAGTTTTGTTTTAAGATATTTGCAACTTGTCTGGTTACATCACCATAGACAACTGGTACCTGTTTTAGTTGTACTGTGCCGTCGGCACCTTTTCCTGTCTCAATGTTAAAATTACTCAACACTCTTATAAATTGAGTTAAAAATTTTCTTATCTGTCCTTCGTAAAAATGTAGCATTAGTCATCAGCCTTTGGTTTGAGTGCATCTGTTAGAGATTGCCTTTGTTCAACAGTCAATCCGTTTATGGTAGAACTAGAACTGTTATTGATAAAACCTGTTTTATAGTTAGACCTTGAATCGTTATTTGTCGTTGTTAATCTGACAGCATCTTCTACTTTGACCCATCTTGTACCGTCGTACCTAAATAATCTGTTTGGTAGATAGTCTGTTCTCAAGAAATAATCTCCCTTGTCTATACTCGACGTAGGAAAACTTGTTCCATGGCCTGCTACATAACCATTTGGCGGTATGCCGTCTCCGTCTATATAAAATCCATAGTGAGATGCGGCCGGTGTATCTATCACAGCATTGATTGATTCGTCTGAGGATGCCTGGCCTTCTGATATACCTTCTTTTCTCACATTTCCTCTTTCGTCTATAGGAGTGACATAATATTGTTTATAGTTGAAACCAGATTTGGGAGCGTCTGCTTCGGCCTGTGCAACAATCTGACTGTTAATTTCTTTTTCTCTATTATATGTGCTCATATACGAAGACAGACTGTTTCCTGTGTCTCCGACTTCTTTGTCCAATATGTCTTTGAATTCTTGTGAATCTACCAAAGATTTTAGTTTCAGTCTCAAAAGGTGAGGCCACCAAGTTTGCGAAAATCCTTCAGCCGCCCTATTCACATCTTCTACCACATAAAATCTTTTCAAAGCAATTGGTATATTTTCGTCTAATGAAAAATCATCTTTCATGTGAGGTAGTTCTATAACATCTCCGGACATTATTTTCCTTCCAATTCTTTCCACGGTATCGTTCAAATGAACAGTCATGAACACTGTGTCGTTTTGAAGAAACATTCCAAATTGTGAAAGATTGAAATCAGCATCTTGCACATTGTAGATTCCCCTAATTATATAAATGTCGTCTGAGTATTTCCTGTCTCTGTTCTCTAAAAATAACAAATCTTGTATTGTTCTCTCATTAAGTGAATCTCCAGAATACTGTGGTTGTGTAGGTGAAGCGTCACCGTCTTTATTTGTAGATCCCTGATCATAAGGGCCTAGATATTTGTGGAGATAGATGTCAGTGCCACCCACAGTAAACATTTCTCTGATGTTACGGTCAAAAAATTTGTAATCATTGCCTTTTTCAGGCTTGTATATAGACAATCTTGGCATACAGACATATTTATAGTATTTGCCGCAACGGTAAATATGTGTATGTCAGAACTTCAAACAGGACAACAAGAAATTTTTGATTATGTAAAGACCAATCTGGGAGATGGTATGGTGGATGTAGAATTAGACCCAAAACACTATCAAACGGCGTTGGAAAGGGCGATAAACAGGTATCGACAACGGTCTTCAAATGCTGTTGAAGAATCATATGCTTTTTTGGAACTTAAAGAAAATCAAAACAAATATATCTTACCCGACGAAATTATTAATGTAAGACAGGTAGGAAGAAGAACTGTGGGTTCACGTACAGAAGGTGGACAAGGAGGAACTTTGTTTGAACCATTCAATCTTGCCTACACAAACACATACCTTTTGAGAGCGGGTGCTACAGGAGGTTTAGCAACTTACTACGCTTTTGCCAGTTATCAGGAGTTGGTAGGAAAAATGTTTGGAAGTTTTATACAGCATCATTATGATGTAGCAACGAAGACATTGACCATAACACAAAGACCAAGAGCCGATTCCGAAACAGTGGTTTTACACACTGACAACTATAGACCAGATATAACTCTTTTCAAAGATATCTATTCAAAACCCTGGTTACGTGATTACACTCTGGCAGTGTGCAAAGTGATGCTGGGCGAGGCCAGAGGCAAGTTCAATACCATAGCGGGACCACAGGGTGGCACAACCCTAAATGGAGATGCTTTGAAAAATGAAGGCAATGCCGAGATGGAAAGACTCGACCAAGAGATCAACAACTATCAAGAAGGTGGCTCACCTTTCAGTTTTGTTATAGGTTAATTCTTTAAGCAATACAATTAAATACACAGCAACTTAGGCAAAAGAAAGGCACATAATTATGGCAAGAAACAAATACTTCTCAAAACTTTCTGAATTATCTTTCAGACAACTCAAGCAATTGACAATAGCATTCGAAGTACTTCTCAAGGCAGGACCAAATTGGAAAATAACATTCCATTTATTGAATGCTGTAAGAGAAATCAAAAAAGAACTAGAAAATAGACTTAAAGACTTGAAAAACAAATAAAAACCTGTTACTATAATCCTTATGCTTATAGGTTTAGTTGGTTTGATAGGTTCTGGCAAAGACACAGTCGCGGCCAGACTGGTACAGGAACACGGATTCAAGAGAGATTCTTTTGCCAAAAGTCTTAAGGATGCTGTGTCGTTGATTTTCAACTGGGACAGAACTATGCTGGAGGGACAAACCAAAGATTCACGTGAATGGCGTGAGAAAGAAGATAAATTTTGGTCACAGAAATTTGGAAGACCAATAACCCCACGCTGGGTGCTTCAACATTTTGGAACCGAAGTATGCCGGGGTGGAATGCTTGACTCTATATGGGTGGACAGCCTAGTTGCTAGATACCACGGCGAAAAAACAGTGATATCAGACACCCGTTTTGTAAATGAAATCAAAACAATCAGAGAACAAAATGGAAAAATAATTCTAGTAAAACGTGGCGAGATTCCTAGCAGAGAAGAAATGCAGGCATCTGGTGCTCACCAATCGGAATGGGATTGGATCGGATGCAAGTTTGATTATGTTCTAGACAATACTAATACACTAGATTCTCTTCACAGCAATACCGATCAAATGATCAAGAATCTACTTCAAGATCCCCAATAGTCCATCCAAGATCCTGTGTGCTCTTAAGCCGCTGGCAGTTAGCACAAATTGTTTTTAGATTGTAAACGCTGGTGTTGTTCCTGTTGCCGTCTACGTGATATACGTCCATTTGATCCTGCACAACTGCCCTGAAACCACATAATTCACACTTGCTTTTCTTTTTATACCCAGCAGTTTGCCATCTATTCAACCCTCCGGTATTTTTGTTTTTGTTCTTTCTTATACAGGAATCACAAAGTCGCCTCCAGTAGATCTTGTCGCTTTTCCTATAGGCATAGGCCCTGGGTTTATCTTGGCAGTTAGAACATAAGGGTCTTTTCATATACACTATTTAAGTGCCCTATATAGGTACCAAAAGATCAAGAATTTAGCCGCGTTTTACCGTAAACACAATAAATACATCAGTTATTACTTGCAAGGAGAAATAAATGGCATTAACATCACCAGGAGTAGAAGTTTCAGTTATAGATGAAAGTTTTTACGTACCATCAGACGCTGGTACTACACCACTTTTAATTGTAACTTCATCAAAAGACAAATTAAATGGTGCCGGTTCAGGCACAGCGGCAGGAACAACATCTGCTAACGCAAATCAGGTTTACTTGATTTCATCACAAAGAGAATTAACAGAAACATTTGGAGATCCAACATTTTACACAGATGCTTCAGGAAATCCTATCAACGGATATGAATTAAACGAGTACGGTCTACAAGCCGCATATTCTTTTTTAGGTATAGCCAACAAAGCATTTGTAATGAGAGCCAATATTGACTTATCTGAGTTGATAGGTTCTGCTGTGGCTCCGAGTTCAAATCCATCAGACGGTACTTACTGGTTAGACCTTGCATCATCAGTATACGGTATTTTTGAATGGTCAAGAACAAATCAGGCATTCACAACTATTACTCCTAAACTTATCATTTCAACAAGCGACCTAGTTGGAAACGTTTCAACTGGTGCTCCAAAAACAAGTTATGGATCAAAAGG